ATGATGGTGGGACGCTGATGCATCGTACGTTGGTCAACAAGAGCAAACAGGCACGAGGCCATGCGTTCAGTCATCTTCTCCTTGCCCAAGTCGTCGAGGAACAGGAGTGGCACGTTGGTCATCTGAAGCATGGTCTTATCCCACGTGCTATTGCCCCACGAGGATGCGATACGTGCTTCCAGTTCAAACATAGTGAGGAAGAGATACCTGTGTTTGTATGGGTTCGCATCCCAAAGCCTCTTGGCAATGAACCAAGCCGTACGTGTTTTCCCCTTACGTGTTGAACCGTGGATAAGCAGACCTTTACCCTTTGGACTCCAAGTCACTGCGGTCTGCCACAAGTCGCCCAGCCTTTCAGGCTCGGTGTCCTCAAACAGTTGAGGGATGGGCGTCTCTGGCTTGGGCTTAGGTGGCGTAGTAGTGGACAGTATAATCTTATCCCAGTGCACCAAACATGGCTTGCACAGCGTCTCGTAGATTGCGATGTCCTCGGAGTACTCCCTGATGTGGGCTGGATTGTTGCAGTTAAAGTTCCTGCACAATGGTGCGTTAGAATCCTTTTGCATGGTCGGTGGAGGTCTTGGCTTGTTGGTTGAGATACTTGTTAAAGGCTATTCTGGTGCGAGGTTTAAAGATACCTTGGTATCCATTATTTAATGACGTGGTGACGGCCTCGGTTGCATCCAATAGCCCCCACGTCATGAACTCGGCGTTCCATCTATTGACATAGGAGTTGCTGGAGGGCTTGCGGTTTGCCTTACGCCATTCCATGTAATCGTCCCATGCCTTGGACAGGGTTGGGTCAGACCTGATAAAGGAGTCATCAACCAGAGGCTGTGCCTTCTTATCTTTAGTATCTATATCCTTGTTTCTATATGGGTGAAATTCCTTGCACCCCTCGGGTGAAATTGGCTTCACCCCCTCGGTGCAATTGGCTTCACCCTCTAGGGCGAGCGTAAGGATGTCCCAGATAGTTCCGTCCTTGCTACGTCTGACGTAACCAGATTCAACAAGTCTGCCTATGCCATACTGCACGTTACGCTCGGACATATCCAGATACTTGGCCAGAGTCTCACGTGTGGCGAAACAGCCCTTAGCGTTAGACAGGATGTGTACGATTGACCACAGGAACTTGTCCGACTGGGTCAGCCGTGCGTCCTTGAATACCTTGGCGGGTATCCACACGCCCTTGAATGGAAATTCCTCAGGCATTGAGTTCGGTGACTCCGACGTAAGCGTAGTCAGCAGGACGTCCATTCTTGTGCCACTCAGCGACCTCGACGAGGGCACGGAGGTAGTTGTGCCTACCACGCTCAATCATCTCGCTAGAGACGACGAACTCACGGCTCAGGTTAGGTTCTTCCTTTTCGGAACACACGTAGGTGAACTTAGGGAAACACTTAAAGACTTCGTTGATGCAGTCGGAATAGAATGCGGACTGGATGCCCCAGCAACTGCCACGAGCGGACGCAATCACGTCATTGTCGGACAGGCTGGCCATGGACTTGAGGTCAAGTATCTCCAACTCCCCCTTGCCCTTCTGGACACGAGTGAGGAGGTCGAGTTTTCCCTTAATGGAGAAGTCATGGTAGCGGTCTTCGCCATTCCATTTGTAATACACCTTGGCCCTACCAGTGTAGGCAATCTCACGTGCCACGCTGGCTCGCTCGAAACGGTCCTTGATGATTTCGTATGCGGACTCGGACATAGCCTTAGCCACGTCCCAGTCGTCGGATTTAACTACGGCTCGACCACCAGCGTTCGCTTCGAATTCCTCATGGATGTCCTTACCCTGCTTCGTGCGTCTATCCACATTGGGAGCGACACTGTAGCGGGACTCTACCTCGTTGGGCTCAAGCGTCAGGCAGTGGTAAAGACTACCAATGACGAGGGCCTTGGTCTTATGGTCTCTCGATACCTTGTCTCGCTCTGCGTGGGCGACACCATGCGTGTGTACACGCTTGATGTAGGACTGGTTGAGGGCGTCGTATGCCCTGTACTCTGCGTCAGTCATGTCCTTCTGGAGACTGACGTTGAGGAGTACGAGGTTAGGATTGGACTGTGATAGTAATAGGCTGTGACTCATGGTTGTTCTCTTTGATGTTCGTATTCAGTTCATCCATCGCAATCTGAATCTTTGCCTTAATGCGTGAGGCGAGATTCTTATCGGACACACAGTCCAAGTCTTTGATTGCGTAGTGCAAGAACCGCACGGCCTGCCACTGTCTCCGACGTTGGATGTCGGAGAGGAGGTCTGCATTGACCTGCTCAGTGGAGGGCCGATTGGAACGAATGGCCATTAGTTGTAGGAGGCGTCGATGCTGTCGAGCAGGATGATGCCAGAGTGCTCGTGCTCGGAAGCCGTGACGAGTGCACTGAGCAGACGCCCAGACTTACGCTCATTGGATTCATAGCGATGGTTGCTGGCCTCGTGCGTGAACACCTCGGTAAAGGCGTTGTACAGATTCCACATCGAGCGTTCGGAGTCGTGCTCGAAGGAAGGAGACTGCCAGCGATTCAAGACACGATTGCCATCGAACCTGTTGACGACACCACGATTCACAAGGTTTTCAATTGCGTTGAATCCCTGTGTATTGGAAATCTGCTTACTGGCGAGCGAGGTGCTGTTTCGCTTGAGTACATCCCACTGGAGGAGTGCATCGTCGAGCACGTTGAGTGCGAACTCAGGGCGGATGTGGCTGTTGTGCTTGCTCGTCAACGTCAGTTCCTCACAGAAGGAGGTCATGCCATTGGTGCATACGAGACGTACGGCACCGACAGAGACCGCCGCAGGTGCGGAGCCGTTGAACGAGTTGTGCGTGATGAGGCGAAGACAGATGATGTCGCCTTTCTTCTTGGTGGGCACCTCAAAGGATGCGTCACTGAAGTCATACCGCACGTGAACACGTGAGCCATGCTTGGCCACGATGCCCTCGGTCAGGTTAGGTTGGAGGTTACGCTCACGGAGACCACCAAGGATGGCGTCTTCGAGTTCGTTGTTCTGGAGGATACCATATCGCTCGGACGTGACACCAATGACGATGTTCGTGTCCTCACGGACGTTGCCCCAAGCGTTGGCGGGAACGCCGTCTTCGGTGAACAGAGGCACGGACTTCACGCTGAAGCGGTGTGCGTTCTGGTCACGGACGATTTTCTCGCTGTTGACTCGGCTGTTGTTGACACGTGCTCGGTAGAGCGAACGTGCTTCGTTTCTGTTGTTTTGACTCATGGTTGTATTATGTGTGTGGGTGAAATTCGTCGGGTAGACAGGACTTGAACCTGCAACACCCTGCTCCCAAAGCAGGGACTCTACCAATTGAGATACTACCCGATGTGTGTTAGTTGATACTCTTAGGGATAGGGTTCTTGTCCATGAAATTCTCGAACAAAGACAAGAAAAGTCTCCGTCGGCTGATTTTGATTCCATGTTTCATGTAGGTGTGGTTGACGAGTTCGTTTATGTACTCATCTACCCTGCATGCACGTTTAACGTATTCATCGGTGTCGCTGACAGCCCAGTTGAGTTGGGCAACGTTGGCCTGAAGACGCTCATGGGTGTGAGCAACCTTGTAGGTTCTGCTCCCACGTTTGAACGTGCGTTTCTTCGTGCTCTTGAAAGCACTCTCTTCTTTTAATTGAGCCATGGTATTAGTTGTTGGATTTGTTTTTAGATGCGGTGTCTTTGATAATCAAAGCGATTGCGTGGTTGATGCTCACGTTTTTTTCACGAGCGATGTCTACTACGTATTGGAATTCACTTTCGTCCAAGGACAGGCCCACCAGACGCTTTTTGTCTTTGCGTATGCTGGCCTGAGGCTCTTTGAATTCGTGGTGCTTCTTACGGTACTTGCCACTATCTCGAATGAGCGAGTGAAGCCAAGAGACGTCGGTGATTTTAGGTTCGTCGGACATGGTATTATTCAGAGACGTGTACGTCGCTCATCCAAGATTGGCGATTCCAGATGGCGGTGATGTTGATATCGACCATGTGCATGACCAAGTTAAGCAAGCCCTTGATGCGTTTGATTTGATTCTTGTCCTTAGAGAAGAACGTGACGTTGCTGTTGCCACTGCGGATGCGGACGCTGTCCTCTTCGTTGAAGTAACGAATCGCTTTACCCTCTTCACGTGCATTCAGTTTCATGTGACCGATGGCTACCTCTTTGATAGAGCAACCCTTGTCGCCAGTCGCATAATTGCTACGGCCATTGCCCTCGTACTTAACATCGACGACGTAGTACATTGAGGAGCACTTGTCGGTATTGCGTTGGTCACGCTCTTCGACATCTTTGAGGCTCATTTGGAAATCCTCATGCAACACGGCGTAGGTAATGCGAAACTCGCCCCCTGCACTCATGTCCGTGATTTCTGCGTGTGCAGTGTAGCCAGATTCGGTGAGGGCACTCTTAATCCCAGTGTGGATTAAGCCCTTAAGGTAATCGACCTGATGGTCAACACGTGCATCGACGAACACGATGGCTTGGTCGCTGACCTTCTGCTCACAGTCCGTGGCCTTTTTCTTGTAGAGGCGGAACATCACAGAGCACTCATTCTTAGCGAGACTCTTGAAGTAAGAGCGAGTCGCCTTCTTGATAGCCTTGTCATCAATGTTGCTCCACTCGACGCCATCGTAATGGTCTCCAGCGATTCGGTTAACCCATTGCTCTATGCTAGAGACCTTCTCAAGTTCTTTGGTGAACCCTTCGTTGGACTCAAGCCAAGCATTGAAAGCGAGGCCTATGGTTGCGTGTGCGGACTTGGCCTTCGAGCGAAAGGACTTCAAGTTCTCGAACTCTTCGTGCCCCTCGCTGATGACGGCACGTTGGAACACGTGGTCTTTACGCCAGCCTTCGTCGGCTGTGTAAGCCTGAACAGTCAGGCCTTGGATGGACGTGGTGAGCACGTCCAGTACTTTGATTTCTTTACTCATGGTTGTATTTGATTTGGTTGTTTTGGTTTTGGTTTGGTGAAATGGTCAGCAAGACAGGATTCGAACCTGCAACACTATGCACCCTAAGCATAGACTCTACCGTTGAGATACTTACTGATAAATTGGTCCCCCGAAGGGGATAGAACATTAGATGCCTAACTGCTTCTCGACTTGGGTGAGAGCGTCTTCGACGACGCACGTTGCCCATTCAGTCTTGATGAATCGGAAGCCCCGCTTGCTGGCTTCGCCCTTGATTCGCTCCATTCGGAGGACAAGGTTCTCGACTCGTGCATAGTGCTCAAGGGTGTTGGTATCGCCTGAGGCGATGGTCAGTGCACAGATGGCTTCGCCCTTTTTAGCGGACTTGCATTTGCGGACGGACCTGATGCCCTTGATGCCCTTGATGTTCTTGATGTGGTTAATCATGTGGTTGTTTGGTTGGTTGTGTGGTTGTGTGTGTGGTGGGAAAGGATGCCCCCGAAGGGGCTGGCACTTAGTTCCAGAGGAGGCCGACTGTCACGAAGAGGCCAATTAGGATGGCCGTGTCAATGATGGTGGCGACTACCCAGAGGGTGCCGATTTGGTGTTTGTTCATGTTGGTTGGTTGTTGGTTGTGTTGGTATCTGATGTACGAAGTGTTGGATGTTTGTAAAGAGAGAACTGAAGAAAGAATTGATTATCTTTATCTGGACCCGCCATGGGCCCCGCATTGACCCGCCTGTTACAGCGTTGGGTTTTTATACTACTTCAGTTGTCAGTGATAAGGCCTTATGGGCTAACACCGACTCCACTGAACATGTGAACTATGTGGGCACGTGCAACAACTAATCGTATATTCCTGCCAGATTCATCGTAAGTCGTTGATAGCCAACGAAATAAACTTACGCATTATCTACTGATTCGGCCTGAATCATAGGCCTATTTATGCCCATGTATGGTATTGCTCGCATGGTATTGTACTCAACGAACTCTTCAGCCTGAGACTGGATATCGTGATACGATTCGTGTCTGTACATTTCCATTACATCCGACCACTCCTTGTAGTTGGCATTTGCATACAACATGGAGATGCCTGTCCACTTGACCAAGAGAGGATACGAGTACACAACATGGAATGAGCCATCAGCAACGTCACGCACCACGTCCTGAATTGCATGGTCAAGCCACACACGTGGCTCAAGCATCACTCCGTTGAACTCACCATCATATCTCACAATCACTTCACCAATGAGTTCGCTCTGCCATGCATCAGGTATGATTGATTCACGCTTTGGCTTCTTCTCATTGCGTTTACTCGCTTTGTTATTCTTGGCCATGACAGAGATGTGTGCGATGAATGATGTCCAGAGCAAGCGAATGTTAATCTACGACGATAGACGTGCCCTCACGTCGGCCCTGTCTCTGATTGAGTCTGGTGATGATGACTTGGCCGTAGGCGACAGGCGTGACCCTGATGGCCCAGCCCTTGGTAGATTCCAGATACACCAGAGTGCTTGGGCTGACATCACTGCTATGCGTATCAAGGAAGGCCGTGCTGGCTTCACCTATCACAGTGCATACAACCGTCATGCGGCTGAAGAGTATGCCTACTATCTGTTGAATGCTATCAACGCTGAGTTCATTAAGCATCACAGGCATAGCCCACACCCAAGCGTGCTGTATGCGTGCTACTCATTAGGCCCAAGCACCATAGCCAAGATACCACGTATGCGTGGTCTCATGGCATTCCAGATACCACATGATGCCATCATGCTCATCCCCGATTGGACCAAGCCCTATTCATTCCTCACATCAGTTGGCTACACATCGTATATGGCCAAGCGTAAGATGGAAGCAGGTGCACGATACTCCAATTTGTTGTTTGACCACACCAACTCGATTAGGCTCTATGGCCGACCAACCCTCTACAAGCCATGAGCAATGACAGAGCCAAGTTTGATATAGACCTCCAGTATGGTCAGGCTGGTGAACGCTGGCTCACGTGGCTAGGAACAGACCAAGCCAAGGTTGAGGTGAAGACAGAGCGTGATACTTGGGCCACCACAGGTAACGCTTGCTTCGAGTACAAGTGCAGAGGAAAGAAATCAGGCATAGCCATCACAGGCTCAGACTATTGGGTTCATCTATTCAAGTTAGGTGATGCCACTCACATGGGCTTCATTTGGTCCGTAGCAGACCTCAAGGACTTCCTAAGGCTATGCGTATCATCCAAGGGTTATGCTGGCTCTAGAGTCGTACTAGGTGGTGACGATGACCAATCTACAGTCATACTCGTACCGATTACCGAATTGTGGCGTGTATCCACATTTGGATTACCGATGAGCACTAAGCCTAGACCAATCACCGAGGACAATCAGGGGAATTGATTGATTAACCTAGGATTAGATGCGTCGCATGGCTGATGGTAATTCCTAAAGAAAGCACTATGTGTCAACCCCCTAATCGTCTGTCCCCCCTATCTGATACGCTTTTAGGTTAAGATACCTACCTGATACTGACTAGACATAATACCTGTTGTGCGAATCTACCTAGCCTATTGGGCCTATCTATTAGGCTGAAGGGGGCGGGGGGGGGTCGAGGAGGAGGATACGTGGAATTCCGAACGCATTAGGAGACTTCCCCTTTTTCCTCAAAAAGGTTCTTCTTCGGGTCCTTAGACCAGTTGAGGAACTCAGTAGTGAACTTAGGCCTTTCCACAACTACCTCTGCGTCAAGGATGACCTCCTTAGCCCTCCTAAGACTCTCACCCTTCTCTTTCAACAGTTTGTTGATGGTGTCGTGAGTGATGCTAAATCGGTGCTCTACCACGGCTGTCGGTTGGTCCTGTAAAGTCTGAATTTTATCGATGGCGATGCCCATGGCGATGGGTATCTGGGAGACGTGCAAGTTCTCAATCTCAGCCACCAACTTATGTGAGGCTAGTTGGACGAAGGTCTTGAGGTTACGAACTGTAGTCGCTTTGAACTCATCCCTAAGTCCAGTTGACTCTGGCATTTCCCGCTTGATGGCCATGACGTTGTTAGGGGACATCTTGTTGGCCTTGGCAATTTCGAGGATAGGGGTACCGTCCCTCAGGGACTGCTCGACTGCGTCCTTCCTCTCCTTCGAGATTCTACTGGCATTGTGCTCCGAAGAGGGGTTGGTGTCCAGACGCTCGTTTTCCATTGACGCAATGTGGGCCTAAGCAAGCATCTGGTCAATGGAGAACCAACCCAACTACTTTGAGCGTAAGTGCATGCTTGAAATCACTCCAATCAAGAGTACTCACCAGTCGGCACTCCGAGTCATGCACAGGAAGGGTGGAAAGCCGTTTGTAGGCAAGTATGCCAAGAGTGACGTTAAGAAGTGGATTGAGACCTTTACGGTGTTAGCCAAGCAGAAGCGGCCAGATAAGCCTTTTCACGGTCCTCTCGAACTTACGCTGTATTTCGGATTCCCGCTAATCAAGGCAGACAAGGGCAAGGACACCGCCATGACGACCAAGCCCGATTTCGACAACATGGCCAAGTCTGTCTGTGATGCTCTGACTGAGGCTGGATTCTGGCATGACGACTCCCAGATTGTTTTTGGCAAGGTCCTCAAGTTTAGGACCCATAGGCCCTTTGTAGGTTTCTGCGTCAAGACCTGTGATTGGGTCGATACCGCTTACTGCGACCAAATCAGGGCTTTCCTCTCAGATGCGTGAATCACTCGTCGTAGCCACCTATGGCATCCCTAAGGCAGAACTCCAAGAATTCAGACGAACCCTCGAAGAGGGCAAGATGTGGGTTCGGGAGCGTTCGGGGGACAAGCCAGCCACCCTGTGTCCTGTCACTTTCACAGAGGAAGGCCTTAAGACTGTTCTGGTCCGCTTTGGCGTCAATCAGTCCAAGCCAGCCGAAATCAGCCCTGATGCACTTTCCGCCAAGGTGGTCCGATGCGACTTTCCCAACCGACGTATCATGTCGGTCATTATTGAAGGGTCTGACAAACCAGTGACTGTTCAGACCTTTAATGCTGGCCTGTTCTACCACGGAGCCATCGTCACCCTCACACGTAGGGGGAATTCACTTATCTGCTTGCAGAAGCCAATAAGTAAGGAGAAACTCTTTACGAACTCCAATCGAACCAAACCCGCCGACAAATAAAAAGACATGGCTATGATGAAGCAAATTATGAACGTCGGCCGCAAGGCTCGTACGGCTTACATGAAGACGAATCGTCCAAAGACCTCGGCCCCGAAGCCAATGTCGGATGAATGGCGTTCTCGCCATGCCTCAGGCGACCCAGCGGCAAAGACTGAACTTAAGAAGCACCATCAGGATGCATACCAAGCCATGGAAAATCGAAGGAATGCATCGTCTTCCCGCCCCGCTGAAAAGAAAAAGCCCCAGACCGTCAACGTGCGTGGCACCAAGATGCAAACTAGGAACTTTGAAAAAAACTTTAAGACAGTTGCTGGCTATCGAATTGGCGGAACTGACGTATCAAAAAAAGCCCTAAGAACCCAAGGACCTAATTCCGTTCGGGACGCACTCAAGGGCGACCTTAAAGAGGTTGGTGCATTTAAGAAATTTCCACGTCAGGCTTCCGCCCATGACAGGGCTAATGGCTTCCCATCTGGCATGGGACCAAAGCGAGCCCAGACTGATGCCGCCCTTGATGGCGTAAAGTCTGGCAGGACTGGCTATTCGCTCTGGACTGCACACAAAGCCTCCCAGAAATCTTGGAAATAATTTTTACCCACAACAAACATGGCATACTCAAAGAAAATCCAAGCAATCGTTAACAAGGCCGTTAAGGCCGCTAACTCAAACTCCGCTCGTCGTGCTACACGTGCCGCCACCGCCGCCAAGGCTTCACAGACTTCCGCCGTTCGCTCAACCGCTGGCCGTACTCGCTCGAACACCCTAAAGGGCGTTGAGAAGAATATGGGCGGGGTCCAAAGGGCTGGCCGTTCCGTCGATAAGGGCCTCACCTACGCTGGTGCGAAGTTGTCCGAAGGCGGCAAGGCCGTCGGTAGGGTCGCAGGTAAGGCCGCTCTGGGCGAAAGTAAGTTGATGACAAAAATTGGCAGGGCTATCGGCTCCGACAGCGGTAAGAAGTACGACGCAAAGATGGGCCGAGCCCTTACCTACGGCTCCCTCGCCGCCGTACCCGCCTCCAAGGTCGTCGCCGAAACTGCTTACGGCTCTCCGAACTCCTCTTGGTCCCTCAAGAAGAAGGAAGGCTCTGGCTCTGGCTGGTCTGCCCCCAAAAGGCCCTCCCCTTACGGACTTTAATTAGTGGCCGAAGACGACGTCATCGTCCCTTCGGAGGGCAATTCGGCCCTAGACCCAACTAAGGCCTCGAATGGCCTTAAGCCATCGGAGCCACTTAAGCCATCGGAGCCACTTAAGCCATCTTCTACGCCCACCGAAGATAAAAAAGCGGGTCGCCCCATAGGGGGCGACAGTGGGAAGCAAAAACTTGAAGACTATTGGGCAAATCGTCGTGCAAAGGCGGCAGAGGATTTAGCGAATGGTATAAAGCCAAGGCCTAAGGTTATCTTTAACGAAGGTGGTGGGGGAGGCGGAGGCGGTGCGGGAGGCGGCGGACGAAGGAGTGGTAAATTCGGAATCACGAACTCAAGTGCTAGAGACTACGGTGCAATGAAATTTAAAAGCAAAATATTCGCTGACGCTTGCTCTGGGGCGTACACGTGTATTTTCCCGCTTTCTGGCTACCTACCTCAGGTGTGCGGTCCGTTTAGGCCAATCACGGTAGAATCAATCGGCGGATTCCCGCAATCATTGGCACAAGAAGCATCTAACGTCGGCGGTCCAGTAAACTCGGACGAAACCTAATCATGGCTTTTGAACGTGTAACCATTGCTGGCGTTCAGTTGACCAAGCATCCTGTGATTCACCTTCCAACCGAGGATGAGATTCTAGAGATTGCCAAGGAACTAGGTGCGGAGGCCACAGCCGAAATCCTAAAACGCCGTGAGGAAAAAATTAAGGCCGAAGAGCAAGACCCCTACAGGCACGGCTTTGAGCCTGAATGCTGGTCAGACGCTGATGAAATTTTGATGTCTGGGAATGAACTCCTAATCATGGGGGGCAACCGTGCTGGAAAGACTGAGTACGCCGCCAAACGAGCAATGCAACTCTTGTGCACTAGGCCAGAGAGCAGGGTGTGGTGCCTTCACACGACGTCCCAGACGTCTATCCAGATGCAACAAGCCATCATCTGGAAGTACATGCCACCAGAATTTAAGAACGCAAAGAAGACCAAAGTGACTAACATCCAGTATTCCCAGAAGAATGGGTTTACTGACGCCACTTTCGTCCTCCCGAACAGGTCTCAAATCTTCTTCATGAATTACGGTCAGGAAAAGAAGGTCATTGAAGGTGGAGAGCCAGACCTTATCTGGTGCGACGAACTTGTGCCTTCTGATTGGGTCGAAACTCTGAGGTATCGTCTAGCCACCCGAAGCGGAAAGATGATTATCACCTTTACTCCTATCACTGGATTCAGCCCAGTGGTTAAAGACTACGTTGCTGGCTGTAGGATTAAGAAGACCCTGCCAGCCACACTGCTACCTACGACCCAAAATGTTCCAAGCATCCCGCTTGGTCACATGCCATACACGGCCAAGTGCTCAAAAGGTGCGGCTGGGGTCATTTGGTTCCACTCCGAACTAAACCTGTATTCGCCATTCGAACAAATCAAGTTGGCACTACGTGGCCGAGGTCCTTACGAAGTCAAAATCCGAGCATACGGATGGGCCGAGTCTCTTTCTGGCTCGCAGTTCCCAAGGTTCGGCGAACCAAACATTATCCCCCAAGACCAAATCCCAGAAGAAGGTACAAACTACCTAGCCGTTGACCCTGCTGGGGCACGAAACTGGTTTATGCTTTGGATGAGGGTCGATGAATACGGAAACAAGTTCGTGTACCGTGAATGGCCAGACATCAGCATGGGTGAATGGGCTATGGCTGGTGATAAGCACGACGGAAAGGCTGGCCCAGCCCAACGACAAGGTTCTGGCATGGGTCTTGATGAAATTAAGAATCACATTTTAACACTTGAGGACGGCGAAGAGATTGCAGACAGGTACATTGACCCTCGTGCTGGCGGAACGACAATTATCCAAAAAGAGGGAGGCACCACCCTAATTCAACTTCTCGATGAAGGGGACAATCCAATGTTCTTTACCCCATCCGCTGGCCTTAGGCTCGAAGAAGGCGTCTCTATTCTTAACGACTGGTTTTCGTACGACCCCAACCAGCCAATCAGCGGTGCTAACCAGCCAAAACTTTACATCTCCGAAAATTGCCACAATTTGATTTGGTGCCTTAGGGAATGGACTGGCCTAGATGCCGAGAAGGGTGCGAGCAAGGACCCTATTGACGCCCTAAGGTATCTTGCAGTCATGGACCCGCTCTATGGTGGCTCTGACTCCTATCGTGCAATCGGAGGAGGCTCTTACTAACATGGAACTACCCAAAGAAACCCCACCACTTCTTCGTCTGGCTGATGCCGCACGAATCTTTAACATCTCAAAGTCTACCCTGCTTAGGTTAAGGCGTTCTGGGCTTATCAAGACGTTTAAGACGCTTGGCGGTCAGCACATGCTCTACAGGGATAGCATCAACGACTTTATCACCGAACACTCTAATGAAATTCAAAAGCACTAATCCGCACAGCGACAAACTGGCGTTCCACAGCGAAAAGCCAGACATCCAGTTACTCCTAGAAGAATACGAACGGTCTGCGTACATGGGCACCATGGTGTCCAAGATGAACTACGCCGACGACATCAGGCTTTGCCGATGGGCTGGCCAAACCGAAGATGGAAAGAAACACTCTTGGGCTAGGCCCGAAGGCGACCCAGCGTTCCCATTTGAGGGTGCTTCCGACGTTCGTGTTAGGCTTGTTGATAGGCTAATCAACGACCAAAAGGCACTACTACTTACCGCCTTTAAGGGTTGCACCCTAAAGGTTGGTGGAACTGAAATCAACGACACGATGGCGGCGGCGTCTGCAACCAACCTCATGCGTTGGCTTGTTGAGACCAAGATTAAGAACGAACTACACAAGGAGGCCGAACTAGCCGCAGACTACGCACTGACTTACGGATGGTCGGTAGTTCAGGTGACTTGGGAGCAACAGATGTCCATCCGAATCCAAAGCATGACGATGCAGGAACTTCAACAGATGGCGGCGGCGGAATTGCAGTCTGGCAACCAAGGTGGCGAATTTAACAAACTCGTGAACGCAATCGCAGACCCAGCAAAGGAAGAGTACGCCGTATCCCTTGTCAGGGACCTTATCAGGGATATGAAGGTCAAGGACATCAAGAAATTTGTCCGTGACATGCGTGAAAAGGGACAGGGCGACATGCCAGAGCAGTTTGTATCTAAGAACCTTCCGTGCATTGAGGCACTTAAGCCTTTCGATGAAGTGTGCTTCCCGCCCGAGACGGCTGACCTACAAAAAGCCCGTGTAATTTTTAGGCGTCAGTACATGACCGAGGTCGAACTTCGCTCAACGGCAAAGATTGACGGCTGGGATAAGGAATGGGTGGACAAGGTGGCTGGTACGCTAGGCAACCATTACTACTTCAATGACCCGAATCTGATTCCTACCACCACTATGCTCAACTCGAACATCGAGCGTGGCAACAATCTCTGCGAAATCGTTTGGGCATACTACAGGCAATTAGACGCTGATGACGTTCCAGCCATCTACTACACTGTGTTTTCTCCTCGTGTTGGGGAAGGGCTCTACGCAAAGCAAGAACTTCTTAACTACGCTCACGGAGAGTATCCATTTATTGAATACAGGCGTGAACGGCACCGCAGGGCCGTGTCCGAGTCTCGTGGTATCCCAGAAATCAACAAGACCGAGCAGGATGAAGTCAAGGCCCAGAAGGACGCAATCAGGGACAGGACGGCGTTTGAGGTGTTGCCTCCTGTAAAGGTCGTTAAGCGTATTGGTGCACTCAATCGAATTGCACCAGCACAGGTCCTCCCAGTCTCTAATAAGGACGACTACACTTGGCTTGAGCCACCAAAGGGTGACGCTTCAATTGCATTCCAGTGCATCGCTCAAGTGGAGCAAGACCTTGGCAATTACTACGGATACGCCGTGGGCGAAGCCATCGACCCACAGAAGATTCAAATGCTGAAGCAACTTCAGGTAGACAACTGGCTTCAGTTCTGGACTAGGGCGTTCTCGCAGATGTTCTCCCTTTGCCTTCAGTACATGCCAGAAGAGCAAATTGTCAGGATTACAAACACCCCGCTCAAGCAGGGCATGTCGGACATCCATTCGCAATACGACTTCAATGTAAGGTTCGACGTGCGTGACACTGACCCAGAATTCGTCCAAAAGAAACTCGAAGCAATTATCAAGACGGTTATCCCGCTTGATAGCAGTGGCATCATCGACAGGAATAAACTGGTCAAGTTGGTCATCGAATCCATCAGCCCAGACGCCGCAAGGGAACTTGTTATCGACCAGACCTCCGCCTCGCAGAAACTGTACAAGGACGTGGTCAGCGACATCGGCATGATGATGCTCGGCAACGAAGCGACCTACGTCGAGCAAGACCCAGCCGCATCGAGCAAGTTGCAATTCGCTCAAGACATCCTGCAAAAGAACCCGAAGGCTCAACAGGCATTGCAGGGCGACCAAATCTTCCAGATTCTATTCCAGAACTACATGAAGCAGTTGCAGTTCTCGATTGACCAAGAGAAGAACAAGCAAATTGGCCGTGTCGGAGTATCCCCAGCGTCCGACGAAATCCAAAAGGAGTTTGGCGAAGTGGCACAAGAGTCAGCGGCGGAAGACCTCAGTGGCCAGCAGGGCGAAGAGATGGACCTTAATCAGCCAATGATGCCATGAACGAAGACAAAGCCAGAATTGACGCCTTAAAGGCCTTCATGTTTAGGGAGCAAGAATCCCAAGAACTGTACAAAAACATCCTAGTTGTATGCGATTTAGCACTACAAATAGAAATGTCTAAAGTGATGTCCCCCAACACCTTAGGTGAGGCTAGGATTCACGCCGCAGGACGCATGGATGCTATTAACGACCTGCTCCTTGAGTTCCAAAAACTCAGGGAAGAGGCGTTAAAGCACCGAACTTAAGCGAAAAACGGCTCAAACCATCTATGTGTGCTCATGTACTTGATATCTCGATACATCGGGTAACAGTAGTCAACGCTTCTGGGAGCATTAAACCCTGATTCCTACATGGAAAACGAACAACAGCCCACCGCTGACCTCGAACTTGGGACCGAGTATAATCCCCCCATGCCACAACAGGTCGAAAAATCCGATTCGACCAACGAACAAAACCTATCAGATTATTTTCTGAAGGTCCTGTCTGACGGACAGACTAGGGAGGAGAGCGACAACTCCGATAACAATGAAGTCGAAAGTGCCGAGGCCGAAGCCGCCATCGACCCAGACGATGAAGATGATGACGACTCCCAACAGGTGTCGTCCGATTCCGAAGAAGAAGGTCAAGAAACGGAAGAAACCGAGGCAGACACGGAAGTAGAAGAAGTCGAAACGTTCGCCAAGTCCAACAAGACGCCTAAGGGAGTCGAGAAAAGGCTGGCAAAACTAACGGCATTACGACGTGAAGCGGAAGCGAAGAATAAACAACTCGAAGAAGAAGTTGATACGCTCAGGCGAAATCAGGCCAACCCCCAGAACTCCAATCCATATCGAAATGTGGGCGATGAGGGTAAATTAAAGGCCGAGTTTGAGCGTCAACGGAATATCCGATTGTTCTGCGAACGCTATCCAGACGGTTACTACGAGAGTGAAAGTCCCAAGGACCACGTAAGCAGGGAGGAGATTGCCAAGGCGAAAGTCGTGGCACTTCGAGCCCTTGAAGAACATCTGCCCCAACAGGCTGAGTTCATCGTGGTCCAACAGCAGTTCAAGCAAAAGGCCCGAGATGAGTTCCCTTGGCTAAATGACCCCTCCGACAAGAGGGCAAGCATCGCTAGGAAGTTCATCGCCGCCGTTCCAGAAATCAAGAAGTTCCCCGACTACGAGATTTATGCCGCTCAACTTGCTATGGGAATGTCCACCTATCAGGACCAGAAAAAGTCCGCACGTTCAGGCGTCCAGCCAGAGCGTCGTGCACCTTATCAGCCGTCCCTGATGTCCTCGGCCCCCAGAGCATCTACCAAGGTAGATGAAAGGGAAGCCAAAGAAAGTTACAGTCGCTTCAGACAGTCGGGTTCCATCGATGACCTCGCTGACGTGTTTAGGTCTAAGTTCGTCTAAACCCCCCTAATACAAAAAACACATGGCTTCTCTGTTCGAATCACAATTCAACAATCAACGTCCGCTCTTGGGCTCCGACCCCCGCACTGGCTCCACTGTTCGTGGTGGCCGTATCGGTATTCGTGAAGAACTCTCGGACCTCATCGCCAACGTCGATGCCAAGGACACTCCTATCTCGTCCATGGCAAAACGTGGCTCAAAACCTGGAAATACTACGTTCCGCTGGCAGGTTGACCGCAACCCAGACCCTTCGATTGAACTCGGTGTTCTCGACGGTGCTGACGTTGACCCAAGCAATCCGTCGCAGAACCCTGCCTTCAAGCAGTACACCCTCGGCTACCGTGAAGAAGTGGAAAATAACATCCACATGTTCCGCCGTGCCGTTCACGTGTCCAACCTGACGCAGGATATTCTCAACGTCGCTGGCGTTAAGGATGAACTGTCTCGTCAGTTGTCCAAGGCTACCATCGACCTTAAGCGTTCGATGGAACTCACGTTCACGTCCGACATCCTCCCCGCCATCGATAACGGCTCTACTCCATATCGTACTCGCTGTCTCACGGCTTGGATTAAGAATGACCTTCTTTCTGCCAGCAAGAATACCCAGCAGAAGTATGGCACTCAGGACCAAGACATCCGTTCCATCGGCGAAAACTTCCGCACCCCTGCGTCGTCTATCGTCGGCACTAGCGAAACGGTTGACCAGTTGGGAGAAAACACGGTTCAGGACGTCATGACTTCGGTCTATGAGCAGACTGGCCAGTTCAAGAACCACGAAGCCGTTGTCGGTACCGCTCTGAAGCGTCAGTTCACTAACCTCGTTTACACGAAGTCTGGTGACGCTGGTCCGTCCTCGGTGTCTGGCATCCGCAACACCCGAGACGCCGCCTCCGACACCATCAAGGCGTCGGTTGACTACTTCGAGGGCGACTTCGGTAAGTTGGCTCTTATCCCAACCCAGTTCCTCCATGCTGGCGTTAACCCATATACCATTGTCGATACTGGTGCCTCTGGCTCCTCGTACACGACCACTGGCCGATATGCGGTTGTCGATGGCGTCTATCTCGCCTCCGATGCCACCTCTAACGGTGCTGGCCTCAACGGTTCTGGAAAGAACCTTGTCTGGCTTAAGGATGCTACCACGAACAAGTATGAGCGTGTCGTCTTTGGCACCGCAAGTGCCGTTCCTGCTCGCTTCGCTACGGAAGCCGAAGCCAAGACCTACGTCAACCTCCACGCCAACAACGCTAAGTGCAAGGGCTTTATCATCCCTTGGAACATGCTCGAAATCCGCTACGGCGGTAACATCGCTCAGGTTCGAGAACTTACCGAAAATGGTGGCGGTCCTCGCCGCATGATGGAAGCAATGGCCGCTCTCGTGGTCCAAAGCCCCCTCACGTTCGGCATGTTCGACTACCGTGCCTCCACGGCCAACGGCGGTCTCCTCTCCTAACAAAGAGGAATGGACGGACTAGAGTCCATCCACGAAGCCATCCCTTCCGACCTCCTCCCGCAAATGCTGGAGGAGTTTCGGACGGGATGGGCCCTTCGTAAAGTTCAGGCAAAGGCTCACGCTAAACTGCTGGGCAAACTAAATCAAGAAGAGCACCATCACGTCGATGGGCTAGGCGAGTTGACCATGCGGATTCCAGTCGAATCGTACCATTATTGGGGCAAACGCCTCGGATACGACTGCTGGAGGGATGCTGGTTTCAGGCAGGAATTCCTGCGTGATAACCCAGAGTGCAAGGTTAACACAAAAGCGGCCAAGACAACTGTCAGGGTCGAGGGTAACAAGCCCCTCTATGACGCTTATGGCGTCCCAATTTCTTAATGCGTACCGTTCCTTTCAGCGAAATCCTATACTCCTCACTGCAACTTTGCGGTCTGGATAGGAACCTGAC